GTCCCAGCAGTAATCCGCAAAATGTACCAACGCAGCCAGGTGGGAATTAAGAAGTATGGCACGACAATGGAGCGAGATGACTTGTCTTATGCTGAGTGGCTCACACATCTACAGGAGGAGTTAATGGATTCGATTATTTACTTAGAAAAAATAAAACAATGTACACCTACAAAGCAAAACTAAACAGAGTAGTAGACGGTGACACGGTCAATTTAACGATTGATCTTGGATTCCGACTTACTTACACCGCTAATTGCCGTCTGGCGGGGATTAATGCTCCTGAAATGAACACTGAAGAGGGTAAAGTATCTAAGGTGGCACTAATGCAGATGCTACCACCTGAATTCATAATTGAGTCAACGGGATTGGATAAGTACGGGAGGCCAATGGTTAAAATTGGCAACATAAACGACAAAATGATTGAAAATGGATATGCGGAACGTTACGATAAGTAGTAGTGTTAAATACTATATGGAGGCAAAATTAAATCGCTATAACGTTTTATGGCGTTATAAAAACGGCTTAAAATTCCAATTTAAAGATCAGTGGATAAAAGCGGATCAGTTTGATTACTACTTTCCAAAGGTTGAATTCAGGCGTTTTCCTGAAAATCCTAATAAGGAATATATTTTATAATCTTATATACTGCTGACCATTATCGGCAGTATATACTTTTTTAGATTTCCAATAAGTCTTTAATTCAGCAATAGTATGACCTAAAGTCTTTTGAAAATGTGGATTATCGACAAATTTCCAATCTCCTCCCCATATCCATCCGTATCTTTTAAATATGTCTACCACCTCCATCCAATCTGATCTGCCGTCTTTATCATAGTCCATTTTTATATCCCACACAGGCTTTTCTGCAACCATGAGAACGATATCAACTGCAAGTCCGTAATTATGCGTAGAATCTCCTCCTTTGGCTCTTGTAACCACTTTGCCAGGCTTTGTTCTGCCTTGTGCATATAAAGCATCTTGCTCTACAAAAGTCCGTAAAGTGTGCGTAAATCTGCATTCTGCCCTGCCATCAAGAGCCTCACAAATCTCTGCGTAAATCTTATTTAGTTCCTTCTCTAATTTTGGATGGATTAATTTAATTCTTTCAAGTGTTATCTTGTCCATATTTTTAATTTTCTTCTTCTTCTTGGTCAAATAATTCTTTATAAATCTCGTCAACTGAATGTTCAACTATTCGCATACACTTACGCAGTATTCGTGCTTTTTTGAGCTGATTATCCTTTGTTAGAGGCTCATAATGATTTATTACATCTAACACATTACAAGCCGAATTGATATAAACAGTATAATCAATAGGCTCAAAAACAAAGTCTTCTGATTCGTTAAGGTCTGGGTCTTCATCAGTGAATTTTGCCATTTATTATTTGATAATTTTTTACTTGGAAATCACCTGCACTATCTACTAAGACATGAGCGAACCCATGTTGATAATTTGAAACCAAAGGATTATAGTCAGGCTTTAATTCTGAAAGACACCCCGTTGACCAGGTACCGAATGATTCCCCATCCAAATTAACCTCAACATGGTTGCTCACTTTATGAACATGACTAATTAATAAATTCTGCTTTGCTTTCATCCATGCCCCCCTTGCCGAATTCACAGGGGCAAAGAAACCCTTCATAACGTGATGCCCATGAGTTATACTTAGCCTTCCTGCCTTGACTAATACGTTGTCATTCACCAGTTTTATCCTTTGCTCATTCAGTTGTAACCTTTGTTCCATGTGGTAATACTCATCGTCAAATACCTCATATACTTTTGTCATCAGCCATTTCTCATATCTGATGTCATGGTTACCAAGTAACCAATAAATCTCCTGCGTAGGGAAAGCATCCCTTAAAGCTATTAGAAACGATTTAGTAGCCTCAAATTCCTGCTTGACACTTCGCTTCCGTGGGTCTTTTTCAAAACGAGAAATGCCGTGAAAATCGATTAAATCGCCATTGATAAAGATAGTATTTACCCCCTCATCAATCCCGTACTTAATCGCAATTGTGATAGCATCAATGTCGTGGTATGGAATATGTAAATCGGATATAACAAGTATACTATCGTTATTCGTTAGTAGTTTTAATACTTCTGGCTTTTTTTTATAAGACTCTGGAAGTTTGTAAGGGTTAAGTGGTCTGTCAGGATGAGGATGGGTTACTTTTCTCTGACCTTGTGTAAAATGACCTTTTTGTATATTTCTTAGCGTAGTTCTGACTGCTTCAATGTTAGGGTAAACAGTAGGGTTTTCGTTGTATATGATACGAGCCAACTTTAGATTTGGCATATCCATACCATATTTATTGCGATAGTCACGAACTATTTCAGTTTTATTCATTTTAGTTTGAATAAGAGCAAAAAGAATATCAATGCCCCACCACCCATAAAAAACATAATCCTTTTTAATATTTTCTGATCCTTTAACGCAGCGGATAGTTTGTTTTCACTGTCTTGTAAATGTCTGCGTAAAACCTTGACCTGGGCAGAATCAATAACAACAGATTTTATGCTATCACGAATAGTCTTGGTCTTGGTTATAGTCTCAAACTTTGTTTCCCAAAAGTAAGTGGTATCATTTACCACCGCAGTATCAACATAAACCATTGTCAAAGTGTCCGTTATTTCAAGCGTGTCTGTGCTATGAATGTACGTTGTATCATTCAAACAATACCCACGCTTTATAACTTCATCAGCAACAATACGAAAGGAAGGTGCATCCCGCAGAACGAATCGAACAGGATTGCACCCAACCAGAACCATAACAACAACAATCAAAAAACTATTTTTCAGCATTCAAGAATTGATCTTGTGAATTAGTGAAAAGGTTTTTAAGAAGATATGCACCTGCTGCTTTAAGACCGAATAAACCATCAGCTTTTAAAGCATCAAGAGAAGGAAGAACACCTGCTTCAAGTGCAGCAATAGTACCTGCAAGGGCAGCAGAAAGAAAGGCAACGATTAAACCATTAATGGCATCACGTTTGTTAAGACTGAAAAAACTGCTCATCATAATAGATATTTTTGGATTAATAAAAGAATAACTGCGCCCACTATACCAAGAACCCACCATGTCGTTTTTGATACACCACGTTTCCAGTTCTCAAGACCAGTCACCCTACCATTCGTTCTCGTAGTTTGAATGAGAATCTTATCTAATTTCTCATCAAACTTTGAATCAATTGCCTCCAAACGATCTATTATGAACTGCATCTCACTCATTGTCTTCGATAAAATTTATCCCTGTGGTAAAATATTTTAAATATATGTGTTCTTCAAGTCCTTTTGTATTTATTACTTCAATATGTTCATAATTGAACTCTTTATTTAGTAATTCTTTAATCTCCTTATACATCTTCCTTTGACCATCTTTATTGTACTTGTAACCTTGCTTCTCGTCAAGAATCAGCGCACCATTCTCTTCCGTCATGGCATTCTCAAGCCTAATGTCATTAAGCTTCTCTTCGTACTCTTCGTAGTATTCTTTGAGCTTGCCGTGAATTTTGAGCAGCTTCTTCTGTGTTTTTGTCTCTTGGTTGCCGATGTTCTGAACCAAGATTTGCATTGCTTCGATTAGTTCCTTGTAAGTCATTGGTGTAAGTTTTATAAACAAAGTTATATAAATTTAAAAAGTTATCCAACTCGTTCCGTTGTAATACCGCATATTATTTCCGGATGAGTTATAATACATCGTTCCTGCTGCTGGGCTCAATGGGTTGGATGTCCTACCTATGAACCTTACCGCTCCGTTATTTAGAAATACAAACATATCAGCAGGTGCAATAGTGTTATCAGGTGCAGTCTGAACAAAAATATCAGTTCCTGATGAAGTGGAGTTCCAATTTTGTGAGGCTCTGAAATCTATTCCTGCCGATAGTGTGTATGTTGAACCCGTAGTTATTGCATAGGAATCAATTATTCCGATTGATGTTCCACTCGTTGGCGTTTGATTACTTCTCATAATTATTGAGGATGCCTGACTCGATGCGGATTGAATACCAATATCACCGATGAGATTTAAGCCTGTTACATAAGCACTTGCACCATTTAACAGGAAGTTTGTGCCGTTATCAATCATCCGTGAGTTGGCAACTGCCACCCCCGTTGAATCGAATTTAGCAAGGTAATCCTGCGTACCCGATACACCACCTGGAGTGGCAGTAGTGATTATGTAACCACCGCTTGTAAAGGCTAAATATCCTGCTGCGATGCCTGTAAATGATAGTGATGATGTATAAGCGTTAAGTCTTAATCTGCCATTATTCTCCATCCTAAACCGCTCAGACATGGTAACTGATGAACCTACTGCAACAGTCTGTGCTGCGCCTGTATAAATGCTTACGTTCTCGCCAAGAACAACAGAAGACCTCGGAAAGTCAGTTAATCCCGTAGCCGAAAGGAATGCAGTAGCGGAAGATGTGGAAGGGGTAACACAATATCCGAGCATTAGATTTCCACCTGAGTACATTGTTCCGATATTACCAAGATGCCCCGTTGAGTAATTATCTTGGAGCATTATTGATCCGTTTGGTGCAGATACGTTTCCTGCTACTAATTTATTACTTCCAAAGTTAGCTTCCGAGCTTACAAAGGACAAAGGACTATCAAGGATATTTGTTGCTGATGTCCAAATGGGTACAAAATTAGCCGTACCATTACCCGTAAGTAATGATGCAGTAAAGAACTCATAAGCCGTATTCGCTACGTTCCTTCTAAGCAATTGTCCTGATGTACCCGTTACCCCACTCACCGCTGATGTTCCATTCCCTATCAATACGCCTGTAAGCGTACTCGCTCCCGTGCCTCCTCTTGATACCGATAATTGCCCAGTCCATCCTAAATTAATACTGACGGGTTGCAACAAAGCCGATGCAGGAGTACCACCAAGGGTCATCTGCACGTTTGTATCATTCGTGAATGTCAATTCACTTCCTGCGATGTCTCCACCTTGTAGCGTTCTGAACTCATACGCAGTATTTGCAGTATTTCTGCGAAGGAATTGCCCTGCCGTTCCTGCCACCGCAGTCATGTTAGCCGTGGCGTTACCGATGACAACGCCTGTGAGTGTACCTGCACCCGTTCCACCCCTTGCTACCGATAATTGACCCGTCCATCCTGCGGTGAGTGTCATAGTACGGAGAAGGGCATTGGTAGTATTACCACTTGCAGTTATGAGGATATTTGTATCGTTCGATGTGCTGATAGCAGCACCCGTCACATCAGTCCCAGATATATTCACCCATGACATTGTTGTGCCATTGGTAGTGAGGAACTTACCACTATTACCCGTCATCAGCGGTGGGATGCCGTAACCCGTTGTGAATGCAAGAGTAAGCGTTCCCGATGACACGATAGGTGATCCACTCACAGTAAAACCCGTTGGAGCAGATAGCGCCACAGATGTAACCGTACCACTACCCGCTCCAGACGAAGGCTGATAAGTTATCAAGGATTTGTTTATCCTCATATAATCGTGATGTTCAACAGATTAGCTGCCCAAGTGTACGCCCAATTATTAATATCGCTACCGCCTTGATTTCCCCACTCTACGTAGCTTTCACCGCTCATCGTCAGATTACCTTGACTTAATGCCTGACCTACGACATCATTACCATCAGCATCCTGTGTTTTGGCGAATAGCTGCCAATAAAACTGTGCTTGGTCTTCAAGGTTATCGTCAATAGACTTCATTGCGAAATACTCAGCGTCAACGTTTGCTCCGTTGAACCATACTGCGAAAGGACTAATTGATTTCATATTTATACTATTTTAATTGTTCCTGCATCGTTCCAAATTGCACCCGTTGGCAACCCCGCCGATGATGTTGGCAAATTGCCAAAGATTACTTTACCGTTAGTAGTTTCTATTGCTCTAAAATCAGCAGCAGCCGTTAAAGTAGGGTTAACATATAATCCACGAGTAATGCCGTTTGCGCCGCCTGTTTGGTTGATTTGTGAATTGATGATAATGTCAGCATATGTTGCCGTTCCACTTGTTGGGAAAAATGCACCTCTTGAATAAATATTATAGTTTGCACCTGTAGTTTGAACCAAGTTTTCTCCACCAAAAAAATATCTTCCAGAACTTGCTGATTGAGAACCCGTATAAGAGTAGAAAGATAGATTTGTACCTGCTAAATCTTCACCTGTTCCTGTATTTGTTTGAGGAAATAAAAGAGGCGAAGAATTTGTATTTCCTAACCTAATAAATCCATTATTTAATACTCTAAATACATTTAATGAACTACTATTCTGAACCGTCAATGCCCTTGTACCACTTGTTGCACCACTACCCGTTATCTTAACATCCCCCGTCACCTGCAGTCGTTCGCCTGAGTCGGATGAGGTGTTTATACCTACGTTGCCGTTAGTATAAAGCCAAAGTTGGTTACCATTAGTAGTACCATCTGTGGCAAATCCTGCACTTAACAATAGTGGTCTTGTTGTTCCTGTTCCTGACTTTCCAGTAGATAATGAATAATTATCCCCACCTGCTCTAAATACTCCTAATTCGTAGTTAGTTGAATCTGTATTATAATCAGTATTGAATACTGTTATTTGCGACTTAATTACTGAGCTAAAGCCTGTACCTTTTGGAACTACTGATAAACTAAACCCAACATTTGCACCACTATTAGGGTACATTGATAAACCTGCATAATTATCAATAATTACTAATGGTCTTAATAATACATTTCTATTAGTGCCTGCCGTTTGTAATACTAACCCTTTATCATTACCTAAAAGTAAATTAGTACCATTCCATTGGAAATCAGTACTCCCACTCTGCGCACTCGCACCTGTCCAATACGCCACCTGACCACTCGCGCCGCTGCCTGAAATACCACCCGAAACAGTCCAACTCCTATCTGCACTTAAATCAAATGCAACACCATTAATGGTTAGTGTGCGTGATGCAGGAACTTTGTTATTAAAAGTAGTCCAATCCGCACTACTCAATGCACCCCTATTTACAGATGATGCCGTTGGGATATTAAACGTATGTGTGTCAGTTGCTGAACTGATTGCAAAATCAGTACCACTTGTTCCCGTTGCGAAATACTGCACCTGCGCCGTCAAACCATTTAACGCGTTTAACCCCGTTGAGAATGTCGTTAATATCTCACAAAGATTACTATTCTCGGTATGTAGTGTAATTGTCCTACCGCTTGTGATTACATAAATCCTAACCGCTAACCTATCTGTTACAAGTAATGATGTTTGTGGTACGGGAATGCTCGTAAAGTATTGGTCAACAGTTGTACCATTAGTTATCCCTTCAGGGTTAGTTGAGCCACTCGCAATAAGGGTAAAAACATTCGAAGAACTAACTTTATACAATTCAGCATAAAACTGCGGACTTCCACCCGTGCTACTTGATTGGAAATAAAATTCTAAATTCCAATTACCACTGGGTATGTTCAAAAGTGATGGGTCACCAGCATCCGTAATAAATGATGCGATATAGCCATTACCTTGTGCGTTTGTCCTTGTAAAGTTAGTTCCTGCACCAAGAACTGGTGTTTTACTCATTTCATAATAAACATCACCGCCAAATGTTCCTTGATTTACAGAACCATTCAAATAATAGTTATATGCTGAACCGCCACCTTGATTACTGGGAAAGTTAGCAAGTTGTCCATCACCACGAATGTATTGCGCTGATGTACCTGCACCCGTTACCGCAAGTGTCCCCGAACTCGTTATAGGCGAATTGGCGACACTAAATGCACTTGGCATAGTAAGCCCTACCGATTGCACCGTACCGCTTGGAATCGCAGGAAACGTAGCCAATGAACCATCACCACGCAGATATTGTGAGGTTGTTCCCGTTGGGTTGTTGTATTTTGAGTTTAAGGCATTTTGCAAATCAGTCTGGTTCGAAAGCGTTCCCGTAATCCCACCCCAAACCGCTGCACCGCCACTGCCACCACTATATGAGACATTTATGTAAACAGGCGAAACATCCTGCGTTACATAAACATCCGTTACATTATATGTTACTTTTATAGTCATTACGATGTTATTTGGTCTTCAACTATTACAAAACCAGTCATATAGGTATACACTCCATCAGCCTTAGTCACTTGTAAATCATAGGCATATTCACCCACAACATAAGTAGCCGTAGTAACGGCAGTAAGTGTAACGATCCGTTGATTAGTTGTTGCCCCTGCTACAAAATCCGCATTGTTCCAAGTCCATTGAGTAACTCCTGCTGCGTTCTTAGCCATGAGTTTAAAAGTCCATGTACTCACGTTGATAGGCTTTGTTTCGCAGGGTTCTTCATAAAATGACAAATCCATGCTCCACGTGTCACCCTTTCGAATTGTTTTTAAATTATGTTCTGACATATTATAATGTTATATAAGCTGCAACGACTGAAGTACCATTTAAAGCAGTCCCAAGGGTTATTACTGGCCCTGCGCTCACAGTGTAGTTGTAATACCATTTCCCAACATAGCCAACCGCTACAAGTTTGTGTGTAGTTGTTGAACGCCCCGTTATCGTTCCAGATGCAACAGTATATGTATCAACCACAGTTAACTCCGTAAACCCACCCGTTACCTGCAATGCATAGTTATACTGAGCAAAATTATTGACCGTGGAATCATAAGAAACCTCAGTAACATAGCATTGGAACTGATAAACTCTGTAATTATTCTGAGGGTCAATAATGTCAAGATAGGCAGTATATTTCGTGTCAACAGTCGTTAACAAATCCTCAAAGAAATCTATCCCATGTTGCGTAGTACCCACAATCTTTACAAGTCCTGAGCCAGTTATTGTTGATGCTCTTTTACCAGGTATGAATTGACGATGTGTGTTATTTGATTTAGGAGCAAGTTCGAGCATATCCCTTGAGATGGTCATTGATGCGTCTTTCGCACAGGCTAACGGGTATATATTAGCACCCACTGTGTACGCTATGACTAAACCTTCTGCTTTTACGGGATCTGCCATTATTGATATAAATAATTATCTGTATATGTGTCGAAAGTATATGCCGTTCCTGGTGTGTTAATCTTCATATCTCCTCCTCCTATTGTCACAGATGAATGACCAATTATCACAACAGTGAAAGTGTTATTTGTTGCTATTGTCTGCGTTCCTACGGATAAGTCAAAAGTAAATGGCTGATTTGCCACGTAAACAGGATAAGTTATAGTCCGTATTGCAGTACCACTTTTCCGCAGTTCAAAGGTAACGTTTTTAGGATAAGTACTGCATGAAACATTCCCAAAAATACCAACCGTTACGGGTGATGTTATTGTTGTCAACGCATCATACCTTGCCGTGTTACTTGTCTGAATGCTGAATCCTCCAGAAGTTAACAAAGTTAAAGGAGCAGTAAGTGTTGCAGTCGTATATGTTCCAAGTGTGAAATCAGCCTCAAATGTTTGCGTAGTTGGTAGGTCTTTGGTCTGATCCCAAACCTCAACAAGAGTACCTGACCAAGTATTGTTGACAAGGTCAATCTCATTAATATTTGCAGGGTAATAAACCTTGTTCACATCATCATCCATGAACCGATAAGTATTCTTAAAGTTCATGAGTTCAAACCCGCTGCCCGTATCCCATGAAATGCCGTACATATTCACATCAATCTTATTACGATTGAATCGGTTATGCTCCCACCTTGCCGTGGCATTCTGCCTACGAAATCCGTATGCTTCCCCTAAGAACCTATATCTGTACCAATCTGCATCGGTGAGTGTTGTTTGGTCTGATTCAAATATTGCCCCCTTAAATGATGGTGAAAAATGGTCATCGAGATATATTTCTTGTTTATATGAGTTATTTATCGTGAGTGACTTGGTATAAAGACTATTTTCACCCTTAATCCTTCTCAAGTCGGTTTCAGATTCAAAAGCTGATACCACTTTAAAATCAAAGTTCTTTAAATATGCATTATTGGCACTCGCTCCCGATGTAGTCGCTGACAAATAAACTGTCAAAGTACCATCAGCAGGGATTGGTAAGGATTCAACTTGTATTGTGTTCCACTCTGTTGAGGTAACGCCACTTGTAGTTGTAAGATCAACAATAATTGCAGTACTTCCCCCTAATGAGGCAGATGATGCCCATGTGCCATTTTCATTGAGGGAATAATATGTTAAACCAGATTGTATAACTACAAAACCAACTGCGTTACCAACTTGATGGGTATTTTGGAATCTAAAGTCAACGGTGAAATTAATACTGCCACCTTGTTTTACATTTATACTTTGTGACCTAATCCAATGGAATGTGTCACCAACCCCTAAACTTTGAATCGGAAAATAAATATATCTGTCAATCAATTGACCTGTCAATGCAACTGCGTAGTCTTCTCTCGCCCTTAAAACCCCTGATGATGGTGGCGTTGTGTTTGATATTGAACCAAAGCCATAAGTCCAAGAATTAACGCTAAACTCTTTAAATGTCGCTCCTGATGAAGTTAATGTACCTCTTTCGAATGTTTCGTTTATTAAAACCTCATCAAATACATTATAGTAGAAATCAACCTCATCAAACTTTGTTGCTCGATTTAGGCTTCGTAGCATCTCTGGCATTATCGGCTGCATTTCCCTTCCTACACCTATTTCAATGTCATATCGTGTAAGTATCTCAAATTGATTCACAGATGTGGCATTTGCAACCCTAAGATTATTATTATATGAAGTATATAATTCTTCTGGTCTAAATAACCACATTTGCCCATCAAAAAATATAGATTGACCAAATGCAGCACATATTTTTTCTATAACTGTGTAGCAATCATCATATTCCGTTCCTTCTTGTTGGAACGTCTTAGCATCAAGATAGCATTGATTAAGAGGATGCCTACCGCCAGTGTCCAACATACTATCATGAAACAGATTATTAAGCACAAAATAATCAGCCGTAACACCCGCAGGATACATTGTTGATAAAGCATTTTCAATGAATTGTAATGGTGTGTATTTCCCAACAGGCTCTGCTCCTGCTACGGCAAAAGGAATTGTTTTTAGTAACCCAAAACCCTCCGCAGCACGAACCAAAAGGTAGTGATTACCATCATCCCATACCTCTTCAATGTCATCTTGTAAAATATACCCATACCAAGTTGATAAACCATAGTAACCATTGTAATGTACAATTACTTGTATATCAGTATCATTATTTGCAATGAAAGTGTCAAGGGTTACACCATTGACATTGGTCATTATCTGTATCTCACATAGGAACGCTCTGATTGGCTTGAATATATCCTCATCAGTATTATACTCACGGAATATAACAGGTCTCACACCTGCTTGTAATTCAACCACAGCACCCGTTGCACCTTCAACTCTAAAGTCAACAGTGACATCTTTATTGTCAACTGTCTTGAATGCCATTTGATATTTTAGTGCTTTAGCCAACTCTATTTATTTGTGCGTTTGTTCTATTAAGTGATCCAACTAAGTCTTGCCCTCTTAAAACTACATTAACCGCTCCACTCATAGCCATTCCCCCACCCATTACACCTCCGAAATTTGGATTGGCTACTTTACCGATAGAGAAACCTAATGCTGAACCAATACCTTTCAATAGTCCTGCAAAGCCTCCTGCACCACCAAAGCCTCCTGGTGAGGCTATCATTGATAGTAATTTAATTATACCCGTTGCAATAATCTTAGCTACAATCTGATTAATTGCACTCAAAACGGCTTTAGCAAAAGCCTTGAATGCGTTGTCTGCACCTGAAATCAAATCAGAGAATAAAGTTTGTACAGGATTAAAGAATGTATTTTCTAATAAATCAAGTCCTGCTTGTGTATTGATATCCTTTACTAATTTCGGAGCAAGGTCTTTAAACCCTGGCAGTACAGGCATTGTTTCTAAGCCGAAAGTCATTTCAGCTTGTTGCCTTTGCTGAAAGGCAGTCAATGCCTCTTTCTCTGCTATTGCAACCCTTTTTAATTGCTCAGTCCTGTTCTTTAATGCTTGTGATTCAAGTTGTTCAGCTTTGGTCGCTGCTGCTCTTTTATTAGCCTCAACGTTTGCTTTCATTGCTGCCTCAGTCTCTCTTTCTATTGCAGCGTTTAAAGCATTTTGTTTTGCTATTTGCTTATCTTTTTCAGCCTTAGCCTTTGCTGCTCTCTTTGCTGCTTCTTCTGCTGCTTTCTTTTCTTCCTCTTTTCTTTTCTTCTCAGCATCAGTAAGTGTCTTTATTGCTCCTTCAGTTTCTGATAACTCGCCTTGAACCCCTTTTAAAACACCTTCAAAGAATTGTGTTGCCTTCGCCCCATTCTGAGTTTGTTGAGCAAATACTTGTAAACCTGCCGTTCCTGCATTGAAACCTAATAAAACACCTTCCAATTCAAGTACTAAAGCATCAAGAAATGAGGCATTTGCTAACTTATTTAATGATGTAAAAGACTTTTCAGCCTCCTTTGCGATTAATCCTTCAAGTGCCTTCCTCTTACCATTTAATTCAATCTCCTTTGCAAATAAGGCTATACGACCCGCAATTACTGAATTAACCTTACCAGATGCAATCTCTTCTTTACTTAGATTGGATAATAAACCTGGGTACTTTTGATTCAGTTCCTCATAAGCACCATTCCGCTGATTTAGTGTACTATTAGTATTAGTAAGTATGTTAGTGAGGTTATTCAGAGTATTTATCTCTGCTTGTGCCTCTCCAACAGTTTTACCAATAGAGGTATTTAACTCATTTGTTAAATCCTTTTGAGATTTCTGTAATACAAGTACTTCACTAATAGCAGAAGAAAGGCTACCATACTTTTGTACTAAACCAGTAATTACGGAAACAACCGCACCAAAGGCAAAGGCTGCGCCCGCAGGGCCTACCAACGCACTACCTAATCCCTTCAACGCACCACCTACTCCGCCACTTGTTTTACTTAAAGCAGAGAATTGGTCAATAAGAATTGGTAAGTTATTCTGAATCGCAACAAAACCGAAAGGTAAATCCCTAACAACACCTGACAACCCCGTAAGGGTGTTTTGTGCTTTCTGAGCAGCAGGAGGGATGTCTTTTAACCCAGGTTTTAAATCAGGTATTCCGACCGAACGAAGATTTTTAAGAGATTGTTCAAGGTCTTTAATATATTGATTCCCTTTTACAAGGTCATCACCTAAAGCACCTTTTATGGCTTTACGTGCTGAGTCAAGTTCCTTCTCAACCTCGGTTATAGACTTGGTAAATGATGAGACATCCGCACCAAGCCGAAATATAAAGTCTTCATTCATTTAACCAATCTTTTAAATATTTCTCTATAATCTTCATCGGACATTCCTTTGACCTCATCCCCAGGCAATTCCCACAATGCTTCAGGTGATTTAGGTGAAGATTTCGGATCACCATGCAGACGAACCATTGTAAACATTAATAACCTCGTCTGTCGGTAAGCATCAACCTTCTTCTCCTGATGACCTTTGAGCATTAATGAAAAATGCCGTGGTGACATCTTATAAAACTCATTGGGCAGCAGCATCATTTCACCGAAGGCGTAGGCTTCAATTTCTTCGAAGGTGAAGTCTTTTTTTTTGCTTCAGGCTCATTTACTTGCTTGATGAACTCATTTTTAGTCCATATCTCCAATGCGTTCTTTATTTCAATCATTGCCTCTTCATTACGCAAATTGGATTCGATATAGTCCACGAAATCAGAGAAAGTTAGTTCAGGCTCTACATCCTTTACAATGCAGTTATTCCAATAGCCAGAATAAAGAATATGAGCAATCCCGATTTCATTAAGTTCATCACCTTTGTGAGTCTTGCCTTCAACAAGTTTTCCATCACCTAAGTACCTAAATGATGCCATGCCGAATTTAATACCAGTCTTAGTGCCGTTTATAGTTATAGTGCAGTAGTTCATATTATGGTGTTACGTCAAGAGTTCCCGAAGATTGAATAGTTCCGCTGAAGTTGATGAATTCGGTGGTAGACTGATTCAATGTCAAATCAGTTATATAACCTGCGAATTGATGGTAATAAACTGTACCTACTGAAGAACCTGTAATAGTTGGATTCTGAACCCTTACGGTAACAAGTGTTTTATTAACAGTTGCAGCTAAAAGGTCTTCATAAGATACTTGAGAAATAGTTGGAGTAGCCTCGCAGATGGCATCAAAATCAACGGTCATCTGAGGTTCTGAAGGTGAAGTAAGAACTCCGCAATTAGTTTGCTCAACTGTGGCATCCATTGTTGTGTTAACTGAACTTGTGCGAAGACATACAAGATTCTTGTATGATGATGCGCCTGTTACATCTATTTCGATGTTTTGTACTGATCCTAAAATTTGTGGCATTGTATTCTATTTTTGATTTACTAAATTACTAATTGTTATTATCTTTCTCGCTACAAAATTATCTCCGTCTTGTAGAGGTAAATATGTTGACGATGTCCTTGCCGTTGGATATACAACGAAATCAGAATCACTAAACCCATCCACCGCAGTATCTGGAATTAATATGTTTAATATTTGTGATGATATATTATCCACTACTCCGTTATCATAAACTCTGTATTGTTCACTGAATATATCAATTACAACATCTACAAAGTTTCCGAAATACTGATTATTATTATTTGCTGATTCGGTGATGGATGAAATTACTACATAGTTTTTCGGAGTAGTCCGAAATGGTGTCTGTCCATAAACAGGAACATCTTGCCCATTGTAGGACAAGTTAGCATTTAAGGCGTTTACATATATTACACGTATGTTATTTGATGCGTCTTTCATTTATACATTTTTAGCACCTCAATAACTCTTGTTTTGAATTTAGGCCAGTAAGCCAAAATACTTGGGCGCATGAATGGTCTTGCAGGGATGTTCACAGGTCTGATACCTTTTCCTTTGAACTTTGATGCTAAATCTTGCCATTCAGAATACTCAGGAGCCTCATACAATGTACCTGTACCGAACTCATGATAAGCAGCGTATTTCGTTTGTGCAACAAGCTGATAACTCATAAATTGGTCTTTCTTCAGACTTATTGATGCCCTCAATCTTCCTGTGTCAACTGGTGCAAGATTCTTTGCACTCCTTGCCATATCCTCACCATGAGCAGCTAATTCCATATCAATTTCAACGGCAGCATCATTAACAAGTGTTTTATACTTTTTAACTATATTGTTAATTGCTCTGTCATTTACCTGTATGTTAAATCCTTTAGCCATTATATAACTACTTGCCTATATTGGTGATAATTCAAACCTTCCCATGAAGGATATTGCGAAATAGATTGCCTTGGATCAGCATTCATCTTCTTGCCTCTGTTTTCATACATCCAAGCAACAAGAGTAAGTATATCATTCCTTAAATCATTTGGAAGTGTCCCGTATCCTGCTTGGTAAGTAACAGTGTAGGTGCCTGGGATATACAACCACAATTTACCACCTATCACCTCATAGTCATCATTCGCAGTCAAAGCCTCATTGTCATTTATCCCTTCTTTCATCGTCACACTATTAACGCAGACTAAAGGAGAATATGGTAAATCAATTATCCATACACGTGGATTATTGCCAGTGCATTCAACATTGGCTTGAATTAGCTTATTCGCAAATGACCTTCCTGTTAATTTCTCTAAGTGCTGCCTCGCAGCGGAGATTAGGTTGTCAATTAAAGTATCATCGGTGGTGTAGTCAATTCGCATCCAATTCTTTGCATCAGTCCTGCTCACAGGCTCTGCAACGGCATCGGCTTGAATAACTACGCTATTTATGTATACCATTGTTGTACTTTTTCTTTGAACCAAGTGCTAAAGTGATTGAGTGCTTCTCTCGGATCGTGTTCTCTTGACCTTGCTTTTGCTTTTCTTGATGCTCCTTGATAGGCTTTTTCTTCATCAAGTTCAGTAATTCTTCTGACCCATTCCTTAACATCGGTTCTGTTTTTAATGTATATACCTGCCTTACCGCAGTTTTCCTTTAAACCATCCGCCTCAGTACAAATCACAGGAATACCGCTACTCATTGCCTCTGTTGCCGTTCTGCCCCAACTCTCATAATGCGATGGCATGAGCAAAATTCGAGTTTGCTTGTAAGCATCAAGTATGTTCGGACTATTTTTAAAATATGTCACATTTGGCAGATTTTCGGTTACTTGCTCATCATATGAACCAAGAACACCTAAAAATTGTTTATGTGGCATCGCACGGGCAATATCTGCAAAGACCTTACCCCCTTTGTTTTCGTTTAAGTTTATTAGTGTAATGTAATTATTCTTAGAAGTGTCAGTATTAGTATCGTAGAAACGATAGTCGCAAGGTGGGGTTAATACAAAATTAGGATATTTGTAATTCAATAGGTCTTTTAACCACAAAGAATTATAAATAATGTGCTGCTTATTTTCAGCATCAATAATTTCAGGGTACGGATGTGAATTGTGTATAAGGTGAAATACTGGTTTCCGATAAAGTTTAGCGGTGTGAATTGTCCAACGTGTGTAATCCAAATGGGTAAATACTACATCTGACCATCTCATTAAGCCATCAATGACATTTGCATTCGGTGGGAATACATCAATGTCATCAAAAACGTAATTATTTGTTATTTTATAATGATTCGCTTGATGTAGTAATATTTTAATCTGATGCCCTTCAGATTGTAAGTGTTTTAGTATTCCATGCAGCATATACTCAGCACCACAATTATGTTGAGGTGGATATAAATGAATCGATGCAAGTATTTTCATATTTAATAGTTTGCATAATACCCATAGTCTAAATTCCTAAATAGACATCTAACATCTTTATATCTTTCCAATACCAAATCATGTGTCAAATCATCTTGGTGATGCGTTTCATGTATGTTTCCGTTTATTTCGCCTTGTTTCATTTTATAGGGTACGGCAAACATATATTTACACTTTATCCCATTGAGTACCTCTGTGGCTTCATCATAGGTCAAATGCTCTAAGATATCACCCATGATTACATAATCATAACCTTTGGTATCAAACTCCCGTATATCACCTATAATTACGTTATCGTAAATTGTTTTTAAATTAAACTCTTCAACATATGGTCTGAAGATTTCAAGAGCATCAATCTCAAATTTACTATTTAGATTTTTACCATACTGACCAGACCCTGCACCGACATCCAAAATATACATTCCAACGGGGAAAGTAGATTTCATGTGGTGGTAAAACTCTTCTTTGAAATAATCGTATGAATATGGCATAAAACAAAAATAGGGGAAGGCTTTTACACCTCCCCCGTATGAGAATGAAACAGGATTAGATTGCTCCGTAAACTGCTGCGCTTGGTTGGAACTGAAGAAGTTCACAACGAGCCTCGCAACGGAAAGTGATGAGATTCTTGATGAAGTCATCTTGGTCGAACTCAGTAGACCTTACTGCGAGTCCAGATTGTTGTGCAATGGCGAACTTAGTAGTATCCATTACATACATTCTTGATGCAGTTACAAGGCTATGAGGTATAACAGGAACACCCGCAATACGTACATTACCATTGTTGTCGATAACCATACCGCCAGGTACTGAGTAGTCAGCAGGCTTAGTCTTCAGAAGACCTGCCCAACCTGCATGAGTTATCAAAGCGAGATTAGCAGTCCAATTCGCTGCACCCAACTGAGCAAGATAATCAATGAACTTCTCGGCAGTGTTAGCACCAGAAGAAGAACCTGCGGTTGCAGAAGATGCAATAGCATTCAGGTAATATGTATCTTCAGCTCTTTGGAAGTCTTCAATTAAAGATTGCTGCAAGTAAGCCTGAAGGAAAGGCAGATCATCAATCATCTGGCGAGATACTTTAGCGTATCCTGCGATGAAAGACAATGCGGTGTTTACAACAGTGACGTCATAATCCACCTGAGGCTTAGCAGTATTTTCCGATTGTTTGCCAAAACTGCCTTCTCCCGTGGGGGTATTACCACGTGGGAAAGATACTGAACCAGTTGATACAGGGATGATGTTGAACACGCTGCGAAGGTGTGGGTTCACGAATGAACGCAGTGCAGGATTGTCAACGTAAGATGTGTAAACAGAACCAGTAAGGTTGTTTGCAATGGTCATAGTGCCAACTGCTTTCAGGTCAAGGTCTGCTGAGAAACCCTTACCATTTGTACGTGCAGCATTTTTGATTTCGTTATAACCTTTCTCAATTACATTAGCAATTTCGCCTTTGATAACGTTAATATGCTCTGCGTAAGATGTAGCAACTTTGCTTTCAGTCTTAGCGTTGATTTTACCCAATGCTGCTTTAGCTTCCAGTGCTTCTTTACGAGCCTCTTCAAGAGATTGGTTGTTCTTTACAAGTTGCTCATTGATTTGCTCAATGCGTGTTTCGAAGGCTTTTGCAGCCTTTTCGTTTTCTGCTGAAACGGCAGCTTTTTGCTCCGCCAGTTTGGATGCAAGAGCATCCTCAAATTTTTTTAATTCTTCCATTGTTAAATGTTTTTTATAATGTTTATAAATGAGTCCACTGGCACTTTTATCTCTTTTCCCTGCTCTGGCTCTTCTTCAGTAACCATCGTGGTACTCATTTTTTCAACCGCCTGTGCGAGTTGTCTGACTTTTATTAGACAAAGTTCAATCGTTTCATCGGTGACATCACTATCACGAATAAACTTCTCAAAATTACGAATTTGATTTTTATAATCAGCTAAATCATTTATTGACTTCATATTCACAATCGGAGTTGCCTCATTTGCACCCCATGCGGTGAGTGATGAACCTTCGAATAGCATCACTTCATGTATCTCGTTTGCTTCAGCGTTCTTTTGCTCACGCAGAATACGAAATCCGATTGAATGTTCTTTAATTAAGTCTGACTCAACCATCTTGATGAAGTCCTGACCAAGTTTGTGACTGCCTATCTTTGAACGATAGTACAATCCGTAGCCGTCTTCTTTTAATTCAATGATTTTACCAAGTGGTTTACTCGGATCATGGTTCATCAGATGTTTTACTCTTCCCTTTGCCTCTGGCCCCCAGTCTTGGATTGAACGCTTGAATGCTCCTGGCATCATAATATCACCATCGGAGTCTATATTTCCAAATGCGGAGAAATAGCCTGTGACTATACCTTGTTTGGCATCAATATCTTTGACATCAATGCTTTGATGTTTGTAATTGTATATCATACTTTTTTTATTGTCTATTTGATTTAACTTTCTTTGCGCCCATTCTACTCCTGCTGAACCGCCCCATCCAAGCCAAGCCACATGACCATTATCACGCCAAGGTGTTTCTTTAAATTCGGGTGCTACTTCAGCATTCTGTCTATGCCTCTCAAACGCAGCCATTTTGGCTATGCTTGCACGGCTTAAACGCTCTTTATTAGCTAATTGGTTAGCACGATTCCAACCTACGGCAGTCATGCCCTTTACTTCATCACCATATTCTTCCCTCCATTTCAGAACTTTCTTTGCGTTATTAGTCGCAGCCTCTGGATAATCGTTGTATGTTTCTTCCTTCATGCCATCATATTCCTCATCCTCCTCCTCAGCCAAATAAGCAACATATGCTCTTTCTGCTGATGCTCTTGAGGTGAATACACATTCACCATCACCTATCCTATATTTCCCGTTGTCACACCTTGAAATCGGCATTATGATATTATTTGAGGTTCATTTAATCTTGGTTTCCTTAATAATCTTCCATTGGCATCACGTTTAGGAATAAACCCAACAGTGCAACGGCAATTAATCGTAAATCCTGGAGGTGCAGACAAATCACCTGGCTGCATCGCCACTACAGGCTCACCCTTTTTACCCGTTGAGGTAAATGGTTCTTCAAACGGCACAACCTTTCCATCCATCTGCACGTGGTCAAATTCATCATCAGGAATTCTCCTTGTCCTCTTATCCCTTGCCGATATCCATTCTTTATCTACATAAAATCCATGTGCCTCCGCTCCTTTCATTGCACCTATGTTGCTTGACCGCATCACCTCTGTTCTGACTATGCGCCTTGCTCTCATTGCTGAATAAGCGAGGTTCTCATCAGAAAGAATCAATTTCACAATCTCATCAACTCCTAATCCTTCCTCAATTCCTTTGGTCACTATATCATTGAGTTTCTTCTTTGTCGTTGATGTTATATCAGCCACCAAGACAAACCCCTGCTTTAGCAAGAACTCCAACACCACATCAGTCCACTCACGATTAAATCCGAATGTTTCTGACTTTTGTGATTCAATTCGCAATGCCCTATAAACACTATTGCCAAATAGCAAAACGGATTCTTTATAGAGTGCCTCAAATATCTTGAGCATCTCTTTGTCCCACAAATCCAATCCAAGCCGTGAACGTGCAGCATCAATGCCGATTACTTCGATGTCACGAGCGAATCTCTTGAAAGTATTCCAAACAGATTCTTGAACCTGCTCAAAGTACTTTTTGTCAAGAGCTGCTCTGAGTCTCTCCGTTTTCATCCAGTATTCCTTCCGCTGCTTTGCGTTCATTTTCTAACTTTATTTTATACGATGCCCTTAGCGCATCCATCATCCTCCTTTCTATCAAGCAAGTCCTTTCGGCTTGTGTCTTTGGGTATTTCTCATATACCATTTCCATTATTGTCATCAGGTACCGTTAAATCCATCATTGACATCTCAAGTGGCATCATGCCTCCGCTTACATAGGATGAGGAATAAGCACCTCCCTTTTCTTCATAACCCATTGCAGTACGTTTCTCATCAAAGGTCAGCCAATCGGCTTGTTTGAGTTGAGCAACCATCTTCTCCATGTCGCTTTGGAGTTCTGGGAGTGCAGATATGTCGAAATCTATATAAACGTTTTCACCGAATCTTGGAACCAGCCAAGCATTCAACTCATCCCTCAACTCCGCACAAAGCGGTGCAATGGTGTTGGTGATAAGATCACGCATACCATTGGTGTAGTTGTTGTAAGATGAAGTGTCAGTATCGAACAATACAATAGGCATTCCAAACACCCGACACCATTGATGCAGTGTCATCTGAAGAGTCTTTACAAGTTCCATGTCAATGGATGACAACCCAAAGTTGAGATAGTTGTACGGATATTGCATAACGCCAACAGAGCCTTTATTATCAGTGCCGTTTATTCGCTCATTGATGGCACGTTGGATTATTGATGCCTGTTCAGGAGTCATCTGTGGTATGTTGTTATTCACAGGCTGCGGAACGAGCGCACCCTTCGCTCCTCCATTTTGTGTCATCTTCGCACTTGCATCCGCTGCGTTATTTGACATTCTCAAGAGTTTCCACGCTGAACGAAGTGGAGAAACACCTCTAAGGTGTGAGCGTGTCACATCGTTAAAGTCTGGATTCCAAGACTTCCAATGGCAGACATTAGCCTTTGGAATGTTAATACCTTGAGCGACCATCAGCTTATACCCCAATAACCCGTAAAGATCATTCGGATCAGGGTAAATCTCAAGAAATTGAGTTGGCAGAATGTTCAGTTCAACGAATTTGCCATTCTCTATGTTTCCATCGTTTCCGTAGATATTACCCTCACCGCTGAGGATCCGGTAACCGAATAAGTTCTGAAAGAACTGGTCTTGTGCTTGTTGTGGATTCGGTTTCTCCAATAATTTAGCCAGTGGAGTTCCTGTTACCATGTTTTCCTCATAGGCGTTTTTTCTCTCCATCAAAGCACGTTCAAACGCACCTTTGTTGTGAAGACCTTTAGATAGTTGCTTATAACGCTCTAATGATGTCTTTGCCTTCTCCCCTGGCTTCATCTTGTAAACGTACCAAGGTATTGACCCCGCTTTCCGTGCAAGGAAAGTTACAATTGAGTAAACATCGGAGTTACCCATGTATCCCTCTGTCACGTATGCCTCTGAGTAGTACGGCTGAAGGACAACACCATTAACGGTCTGAACTTCACGCTGCGCTCCGATATTCGGATTGAGTCCTTTTCGCTTGAATATATCTAAAATACCCATATGATTACATTATACCCCAGGTCAACTGAGGTGCGTTTAATTTAGTATACACACTATATCTGAGACCATCAATTGCGTGATCGTTGAATTTCACAGGCTCATCTAATCGTTTGCCATTCTTATCAGTTTTCCACTTGTAGTTTTTCAGTTCCTTGATGAGATTGGCTGATGTGTCGAGTACAAAGAAAGGTAAAGATTTTATCTTTTGAATACCTACAAAGACATCTTTATTCGATGGCTTGGCATTGAACCCATTCCTAACAAGTTCCTCAATGGTCTTCGGCTCTGCTGAGTCGCAGAATATCTCATCATACGCTGATATGCCAAGATTCTTGATACGGTCTACAAGGTCATTAGTGGTAAGCTTAGTTTCATACAACATCTCCTCTGCGTAAATGCCACCATCATAAAATATAACTTTAACCATTGCCGATGGGTTATTAAATCCAAAGTCCAAACCGTATACCGTCTCACCTTCAGGCATCTTAGTCACTGGCCTCCAATGGGTGTAAACTGTGTCATTCTGATTGCCTTTCTGTCCTAAGCCGTAGACGAGCCAGTAGTTCTCATCAGCATCCTTGAGGCGTTCAATCTCCGCAACGAGTTCCTTCGGCAAGAATGGATTGTCTTTGTAAGTGGTGATGAAGAAATCTGCATCATCCCTTGGAATGACTTTATCGAATACCCAATGATACATGTCTGATGGATTATAATCCAGAACGATTTTACCTTCAGTTCTCATGGTTAACTGCACCCATGCCTCATAAGACATCTCTGTACACTCGTTCATGAATAAGTAAGTTCTCTTTCTACCACGTATTTTATGCGGTTGGTCAACGGAAACGAACTCAACCAGGTTCCCATTGAGGTTGTAAGTCTGCTCGGTCTTATTGTGGTTTGACTCATCGTAAATCCCCATTTTCAGCAGGATTTCAATGAAATCACGCAATACCGAACCCTTAATACTTGGTAGTGACTGCCTCACAATTGAGAGCGTTTTACCCCGTTCCTGAAGGAGTTTGATGATAAACCACAGGATTATGTTGTAAGTTTTACCGCTACGTGATCCGCCCTGCATCACAGTGATACGGGAAGACGAATCCTTGAGGATTTCGAAAACTTTACTTGTCTGTATTTTCAGCGGTTGCCCCATTGATTATTTCTACTGTGAATGCTCCAAGTTTATCCCCATCGGCACCTGTCAGTTCCTGGCGTTCGATATACCCTCTATCCTTGAGTTGAGTCTTACTTGCAAAGATTATGGCAGCCGTATCCCCTTCACGGATTTTTCGCATGAGAGCAGTTTCAATAAAGTCCTTCTTAATTTCCTTTGGTTCAATAGCTTCAAGTCTGGAAACAAATTCAGAATCATCCTTTACCCATTGATAGTAAATACTCCTTGAAACACCCGCAGCCTCAACGGATTGAGTTATGTTCCCGTAGTTATTCTGAAAAGCCTTAATGAAAGCCTCTTTTTTCAAATCATTGTGTAATATCGTTTTCTTACCCATCATTACCAGTTTTCATTTGTATTGCGTGCATATCGTGTGTAAAGCCTTTAGAGTCCACTTCTTGCCTCTCAAATATCCTCAGCTTTATCCAACCATCATCTGACTGCAAAGTGTCTAAATACGCCTTAAAATCGCTTACAAAGACATTGAGCATTATGCTATTGTCTTTGGTATTATGCCGTATGTAAAAACCTTTCTTTGCCATTGTAAACAAAATTAATCAGAATTGGATATTTATGGCGAAATATTTTTTTTTACACCGCATTTACACCATTTACACCACATTTACACCATGTTAGTGTAAAAGGAAAACCAATGTGGGACTGCGTTTCAGCGTTATTTACACCATTTACACCATTTTTGTATATAATATATATATATATAAATATATATTAATAGAGATTTTAGTGTAAATGGTGTAAAAGTGGCTCAAACTCAATGTGGGACTGCGTTTGCTTTTACACCAAATAGGTGTAAACTTAGTGTAAATGGTGTAAAACTTTGTCATTTATGGCACTATTTTGCTAAATCTACCCCTTCCTTCTTGTTTAAACATACTTGCGAAATCCTTTTTTTTCATGCTAATTTCAAACTTACGTTCTGGTAAATTATTTATTTTACATATCTCTTTTGCTTGTTTAGATGTAAACTCATCAGGCAGCAGATCATAAAGTTTTTGTGATTCTTTATTTAATCCTGTGTTAATTTCATTAATCAATCCACCAATTATCCTAATTGTGTTCTCGGCATAGTACCTATACAATCTGTATGCATTGTGTACTGTTTTCTCATCAATTATTGGATTTACTATATCGTTCATAATTGCAAGTACTTGGCAAAGTCGTGGCAGGTATGCAGACATTTTAGCCTCTGTACCCATGATAAATCCTTCTGATTTGTTTATTATCCTATTATTTGCTTCACCTTTTATTTGTTTATTGTAATGCCTAAAAGCATCTTTTCCTTCTTCAGTAATCATAATCCTTTGCTTTACCAAAACATCGTTATTGTATTGATAACCAATGGAATACAAGTCTTCAACTATCTGAACCCATTCAGTACACATCTCCTTTTTTTGACTGAATGGGTCTTCGTCAATATTCAATAAAATGTAATCGGAATCAACCATTAAAAACCTTGATGCAAAACCACTTTCAAGCCTATCATCAGTAAATATATTTTTCAATCGGCTTGGTTGTGTACCCATTAATAAATTTAAGTTTAAGTTAGGTACAACCCTTTCAAGTGTCTCATCGGCACGTATTTGTGTAATCCTGCCACCAGAGAAAGCCTGAGTAAAGAATGATATTGAATCATTGCTTTTCTTGTATCCTCCTGCGTTTAAAATGGTTTCGGCTTCATCTTGGTATACCCCCATCCCGTTTTTTTGGTGCATAGATTTACTTATATAGCCTTCAGTAGTGCCATCCACAATTATTGGAATGTACCTTTTTGGTCTTGGCTCATCAAAAGATTGTTTATCTTTTTGTGATTTAGATTTTTTTAATGTCCATTCCTTTAATTCTTCGTTAAACTTTTTATCACCTTCTTCTTGTATTCTTTTTAATGGTGTTTCACACATTACTTTATAAGCAGGAGTTTTACCAACGGAAACAGGAGCAATCATAAGGCAGAAAAGAATGTTTTTGCCGTCACCATTGAAATCAGAAAAATACCTATCCCCTGCAAGGCTGCTTATTGTCCAAAGCCCTGCCGTTGCAACAAATTGAGGAGCGAGTGATCTTGCCTCTGAAACTTCAAGTATTGATTTAGCAATAATATTCGGGAATACATCCAATGGAAATTTTATTTCATTTTGCACTATTGGTAATTCTTCACCTTGTGCTTCAAGAATCATTTTGCATACTTCAACAGTTGTATCCCAGTCTCTATTATTCTTATAAAATAATATAAATGATGGAGGCAAAGACCAAATTTCATATTCTTCTTTGTCATGCCATGATGGGTATTCTGGCATTGATGCCGTGAATAGCATCATTCTTTTGCTTTTATAATAAACCTTAGCAGAATATAAAGCCTCTGATCCTTTACGCCTAAATGCAACAAAAGAATCTTTCTGCTTGTACCTAAAATCATGTACTTGCTCAAGACCTATCTCATTAAGTATCTGAGTAAAATTCTCATCAGATAGCACTTTATCGAATTTCATCAAAACATCTTGATGTTCTATTGGGTAATTTACCGCCTTCTTATTTGGATCGTATTTAGGTTTATATTCATTGAAAAGCTGACTTGTCTCAACTAAGTTTTGGTATTCCTTTGATGTCAAATAGCCAACATCCTCCATTGATTGGTGGTAAAGAGAATAGCCAGGTGTAGGATAGGTGTAAATAAGTTTACGTTTGCAGTAAACTGCGATGACTTCAGCACCTTCATCAGATTTGGCTATGCCTGTTTTATGTGTTAGCCCTGTATACTTAAACCAAACGTGGTAGCCTTTATTTCTTGTTTCTTCAATGTATAATTTATTATATACATCAGGCATTGTATTTATTACAATTGCCTTCCATTGGTTAAATATGTCCTTATTTTGGGTATTCTTTAGGTCAAAGTCAAGGCATCCGTAGTCGTCATCAATCCTAACCATTAACCCGTTATGGGTATTATGTAGTGGAAATAGTTCTTTTGCCGTCTCCCATCCTACTGGGTGGTAAGTTGATTTCTTATCTGCATCCCAATTAACACCAATTGGGAATAAGCCTAACTCTGCGTAATCGTTATAATATTGTTCTATCATAGGTTAGTAAAGTTAATGGTTATGAATTTGGGAATGACAAGCATGGCAAACAGATACCAATTCAAATAGTGGTTCATTTGTTAAATTACGATAACTTAAATGGTGTACGGCTTGTGCAGAAGCAGATAAACACGCTTGGCAAATGTTATTGTCTCTTTTCCTAACCATTGCAGCTTTCTGCCTCCACTTTTCAGATTTTATGTAGGTATCATAAATAGCTTTCCATTCAAGTTGATTTCTTCTTTTTAATTCTTCATTAAATTGTCTTACTATTTCGTAATACAGATTAGAAACACGATCATGGTTTTTTTGGTATTCTTCACGTCTTTCTTTTGTCAAATGTGGCAATGTATGGTAGTCTGTACCCTTTGGGATTGCTTTTCCTTTTACTATTTTACAATTCTTACAAGCGGTTTTTCTAACCCAAGATCCATTTGATTGCTCAACCATGATATGTATTAGATTTTCTGACTTACAACATATACCATAATCGTAAGTCTTACCATGTTCCCCACAATCATAGCATCCAAAAAATTGTTTGAATTCAACATCTTGTAAAATGATGTTTGTACTTCCGCATTTTTTACATACTTGCATAAAAAAAGAAACCCAAAACAGCAGGGGTAGAACCGAGGTTTGCTTACAACCTCTCCCTGCCATTTTGGGCATAAATGTTTTTATTACCTGATGGGTTCTACTTCACCAGATTAATCACAAATTTACAACTTTATCATAAAGTTCCAAAAACTCATGGGCAGTCCTTATGAATTCATAAATTCCGCCTGAACGCCTCTCTCTTTCCTGCTCTTGTATCTGCTCTGGTCTTGGTCTGTCAGAGCCTACCTTAATTTCTATCATTACTGATCTGCCTTTTATTGTAGCTGAGATATCCGCCGTGCCTTTCCTTGTAGATGACGGAATCCATTTACCCTTTATAATCCTTCCTTGTACATTAACCCTTGTGGCACGATGACCTTTCCAGAACAGGAAGTTTGTGATATACTTCGTTAAACCATTTGCCTTGGTGATAGTCGGCATTGGAGGGGGCGAATAAAGTCCATCTTTCCAAGCGTTTGGATATTGTTCTTGAAACCATGCTTTGTGTGCTTCGTTGTAGCGTTCTTTCATAATAATTAGTTAAAAATCCCCCGATGTAGAAACACCGAGGGTAAATCACAGATTGAACATACTAAAAAGGTAAATCATTTATAGGTGCTGCACTATTGGATTTTTCAACGGGCTTTAGGTTACCAATATAGGTCTTTTTTGTCTTGGCTTCTCTTTCTTCTTTAGATTGGCGGATTGAGATTGAACCAGTGTTGCCGTAGTTGTCGGCTTGGTCGTTTATCCAGATATCAATCTGGAGGTAAAGTTTTCCATTTTTAGACTGTTGTAGTTTTGACTTGTCAATGTCTGAAACGCAGATGCTGCCTGTGTAAAGTGTACTCATTGTATTTGTTTTAATAAATTTCTTTTGGAACTCCTAAACGTGATATCTGATCTTCCCACCATGAATGGTCTTTAGGTATCATTTTCTTCTCAACCTTTGAAGTTTTTGGATCAATGCGGATAATCATGCCATAGTCACACATAGTTGCTGCCATGTATCCATTTACTTGGTTACCATAACCAAAGAATGCTATTGAATTTCGCAGAGGAACTTGTGAGACCTTTAAATCTAAGACTATTTTACCCGTTCTTACCATGTCAACTCTACCCTTGTAAGGCAATATGAGACCATTATTTTCGAACTCAGCATAAACAGATAACTCAGTATCCAAGAATGGCAATAACGCCCCTAATTCGGCTTTAACTGCGTTGGCAAGTGGCACTACGATATCCCTATTCTCATGGTTGTAGTTTTCAGGTTCAAGGAGATACTCATGCACCGCAGTACCAAGGCGCATCTTTGCTGATGGTGTGAATCCTGCTCCTTTGGTTATACCACTATATGAGTACCCCTTCATGGTATTGTAAGCCTCGAAGTTGTTCCTATAATACTGGATATTACTCACTTGCATATTTCTTCAGTTTTAAGATTATGCAATTCCGCTCCAGACTTAGCGAGTGCCTCAGCCATTTGAGCAAGTGTTAGTTTACTCCATGACTTTACACGTAACTTATCAACGGGGAATACACGTATAAAATTAACAATCACCGCCTTTGCCCATGCCTCCGATTCGATAACGATGACTTTAACCTCACGTTTGATGCGTGGCGTTTCAAGTGTAATTGACTCCGCTTGGGCAATGAGGGTATTCGTTGCAGTCTCAATGGCTATCTCTTGTGCGATTTCAGCCTCTCTCTCGGCTGCTTGTTTCTCAAGTGCCTTGATGGCTAAATCGGCATTTGCTAAGTCCATCTCATAATTTATCCATTTCTTTTCTGCCTCGGATTGATAACGCATTAAATCCATTTTCGGATCATACTTCTCAATGGATTGGAATATCTGCAATGCCCTCTCATCTGAAACAAGTGTCCGCTGAAATTTAGTCATCTCAGGTACCTCAAATAGTGATAGTATCCGTTTCATGTCGGCTATCATTGCAGGTATTTTCTCAACAGGAACACGGTTGGCAAGGCAGTTCCGATATGAGGCGTCAATACCTTTCTGATAATTCAGCCGATTCTCAGCAGCAATCCTGAAGTATTCATTCGTAATGTGATTACGCAATACGGTCTCTTCGTTGATAAGTGCTTGAGCCTGTAAGGTCTCTTCCTCTTGTTTTTTCCTCATCTGAAGTTCTACGACAGCAGCAGCATTAATGACATTCTGCATTCGTTTCTCATACTCCATCGCAGGATTAATCAGCTTATCCGTAATCATACCAGTAAATGCCATTCGTTTATCTTTGGCTGATGCCATGATGGATTTAGCCGATTTAAGATTGTCAGTATTGATTTCCTCAAGAGAAGACTGAACTTGAAGTTCAGCCTTTTGGAGTTCATCAAAGAGTGTATTTTTCATGTCTGCCATACGCAGCCACCCGTTTTGTTGTGTTGTTAGTTCCATATTTTTGTTATTATTGTTGCCCAAATCATAGCGATTAATAATATAATTAACGACCAAATCAATCGGAATTTCCATCTTTTCATAATACTATGTTATTGGAATTCGCTGACTCAAGTTCAGAGCGTTGGTCGGGTGTCATCTCTACGTTTTCAATTGCCCAATCGTAGTTTTTACCACCCTTTACCGACTCAATGAGTTTTGCCCATTGTTCCTCATCAAGAATGCGTTTCGGAGTCTGAATCGGATGCTCTGGATCTTGCATCTCTTCTGGCACGTAGACTGGCCCTTCATAGATATCTGGGCAGTACCAACGCACTCCGTTTGACATAGCACGTGCAAAGAGCATATTCCGTGGGAAT